ACCGTAGTACTCCCATTTCTTTCGATAGAGTACACGATAAGTTCCCTCGTTCATTAAAACGAGTTGTCTAAAGGTATTGTATATGGTGAGGTATTTTTGATGAAGAGATGCAGACTTCAGAGATTCATCTCCAAGTTCTAAGTCATCCATCTTCAAGTCTTTTTCAGCTTGTTGCTGTAGTTCTTCTAGTGTCATAATATATCACATCCTAATAATAAAAGTTGAGCAGAGATTGGTTGGAACTTTCAGTTCTAAATTTTCTCTGTACTACTGAGACTCATGGTTTGGTGTTAAAGTTCACCTTATCTGCTCATACTTATTTATAATACTGCTAATTCGTAAACGTCATAATTGAACGTCACACTTGCAGTTAATCCTTCAGTTGTAGTATCTTTAGTATCGAACTGAAGTCCAGAAAGAGAAGTCGGATATATATTCCGAAACTTCACTTGTATACTGGGATTGTTCTTATTTGTCAATATAGTCAAGGTCGCATCACTTGTCATAACTGAAGGGTTAGTAACATTACCCTTGCCTGCGTTGCCTATGTCTTTTGTATCTGTGTCTTTAATTGCTTTTGCGAATTGTTCTGGACTAATTGGAAATCCTATTCCTGTCATCCAATCGTGTATTTCTCTGTAATTTTTTAAGTTCTCTTGAACTAGAAAGGTAAGTTCTAATGGACTAAAATCTAATGTGTCACCCATGAATGGCATTGCTTTATACCGAGTGTTCATAATTGCATCACCAGAAAATGCGATGCCAGGCAGATTAATCTCCTGTGCGAAGTATGTCGTATTCGGTACTTTCAGAATATCAAACCTAAACTGTGAGGCACGTGCCAAGTCAAAGTTATCTGGTTGTCTTTCTATTGCAGTTGTTAAAGCCATATCTTATTCCTTTTCATAATACTATTTATAGCGACCAAAAAAAAAGGGGAAACCGAAGTTCCCCCTTTTCAGATTCGTTTACCGAATTCTTATTACTACATGATGTTAGTAACTTGTACTCTTCTGTAGTATACGTTGTCGTTGGCAGTAAGTGCGCCTTCACGAACAGTTGCTCCACCAGCAAATGGGTTTGCAGTAAGACCATATCTAGTCTTGAAACCAATTTTAGGTTGGAAAGTGTTTTCACCAACCGCACGAACCATTTGTAATGGAACGTATGGGCAGTAGAAAATACCACTGTCGTAAGGTGAAGTACCCTTATAACCTACAGTGTAGTATTGTTTCGCATCAGCATTTGCTGAATATGGATCAATGTACACTTTGAAACGTCCGTTAAGAACACCAGCAAAAGTATTACCAGCATCGTCTACGTTTAGGTTATTGTTAAGAGCAGGAGTGTAATCAAGTACACCAGCCATTTGAAGTGCAGATGCAACATCAGATGAACAGATGATTACGTTACCTTTTCCTCTACGAGTTTGTTGAGCAATTACATTCGCATCTCTTTCAAGTTGGAACATAAGTCCTTTGAACTTCTCAACACTCCAACGGCCGTTTGAATCAACGTCCATGTCGAAGATACCAGAAGTTGCAGTATCAGTCTGTGCGCCTGGTTTAGCAGTTACATAGATTGTACGGATAACTTCACGGTTGATTTCGTTAAGAATTTCAGCAGAAAGGATGTTTGCAAGTTCTGTCTCAGCGTCTAAACCGTGGATTGCTTTCAAGTCTTGTGCAAGTTCCATAGTGTATTCTGCTTTAAGAGCTCTAGACTTTGCAGTAACAGTTTGCTTCTCAATTGAGAATGCCATTTCTGCGAAGTGGTTAGAACCAGAGTCACCTTTAGCTTCTGCGTCAGCAGTTGCCATACCAGTACCACCAGTATAAGTACCTGCCGGCGAGTCATTAAGAATCGCTGGGTTAGTACCTGCTTGTGTACCAGCACCAGAGAAGTCAGAGTCTGCTTCGTTGTAGAAAGTCTCTGTACCACTTTGGTTAGTATAACGTGAACGCATTGCGAAGATTAACCCTGTAGGGCCAGTCATTGGCTGAACGCCAGCAACATCGTATGCAATCAAGTTAGGCATAGCACGTCTGACTAGTGAAATTAAGATTGGATCCCAATTATCAACAGCAGCGCCAGTTGAGTTAGTAGGTGCAGCTTCTGATAAGAACGCAGAGTCCTCACGAAGTGCTTTTTCTTGGTTTTCTAGGATAACAGTAGTTACAGCCTTACGATAAGAATCATTAATCTCTGGAAGATCATTGTGTTCTAGGACTGGTTGCCACTTCTCCTGTAAATGTTCAGTTTGAAACATTTTTATTTCTCCTTGTTTGAGTTTTTTCTAATAATATTTATAAGAATTTAATTTTTGAAAGATAAAATCTTCCGCAGCTTAAACCTTACCTCGCTTTACATTTTTACTAATTGCACTCATATAAGCACTCATAGCACCAGTTGTATCGTAAGATTCTGAACTTTCAGATTCGGAATCTACAGATTCAGCGACAGTTGTTGCTTTCGGGAAATAACTTTCCTTGAGCGTGTCGAGTTTACTTCTGAAAGAATCTTCATCAGTAAAATCTACATCTTCTGCAAGAGATTTGAATTTTTCAGCTTCGGTGTCAGCCAAATCTGAAGAAACCTCTGCAAAAACAGACTCACGAACTAGTTGATTGTTTGCTTTCTTTAAGTCAGCAGACTTTTCAATTTGTTCATTGAGTTTGGCTTCTAGGGCGTCAAGCTTCTCAGCTTGTTGTCCTAAGATGTCATACTTTTCATCTGGAACATCAATATAATGCTCCTCGAAAAGTGATTTAAGTCCAGAAATGAAATCTTCTGCAATCTCGCCTTTGAGACCACGTTCAATTGCAATTTCATTTTCCTTCATCCATTCTTCAACAACATAACCCATGTATGCGTCAACTTTTTCAGTTAACTCACTTTGGACTTTGTTTACTTCTTCAGCAACTTCTTGAACCTTTGCAGATTCAATTCTCTCAACTTCTGAACGAAGTTTTGATTTTACAGCTGCTTCAAAAATTGTAGATGCTTTTTCCTTAAATTCTTCTGAAATTTCTTCACCATTAACTAGTGCAGAAACATCTTCTGATACATCAACTGACGCAAGACGGTCTTCCAAAGTAGATTCGTCAACTTTCGCAGACTCTTCTTCTTTTTCTTCCTCTTCTTTTGCCATCATTTTGTCGTAAGACGCTTTAAGGTCTCCAGCTTTCATGTTCTCCATTTCAGAGTACATTGCTTTCAACATTTCCGCTTTTGTCATCTTACCTTCTTCTAGTGATTCTGTTTCAGAATCGTCTGAAGTTTCAGTTTCTTCTTTGGTTGCACCGGCTTTAGGTTCTGCTGCTTTCTTTACTTTAGCAGAAGCCTTCTTTCCAGCACTGTCTTTTGATTCTGGATCAACGACAGGTTTACCCAAATCTTCAACATCACCTTCTTGTTTTTCCATTGAGTCACCTTTACCAGCAGTTGCGCCAGGTGCTTTTGCTTCTTCAAGCTCTGCACTGACTTCCGCCTCTAGTTCCTCAATTGTCTTGTCTAGTTCTGACATTGGGATTTTCTCCTTGGTTGTTTTATTAACATATTTATAATGATTAAAGTTTAGACAGAAATTTTGCGAATGCAAGTGCGGAAACATTAGTTTGTTTACGTCTTACAGACTCATTGATTTCATCATGGAGTTCGGCAATCTCAACTTCTTTGAGTATTCCGTTGTTCCAAATCCATTCCTTACCTTCCATAATCCCTTCAACAAAGGCTTGAGGTGCAGATGGGTCTGCAACAATATCTGCCGCAGTGGCAAGATAAAAATCGTCTTTCACATAATTAGCACCACTCTTAGATTCGATAGAACCCATACCTCTTGAAGAGACACCAAGTTTACCACCATCTTTGATTAATGCTTTCGCTATTTCCCCCATTGGAGTAGAGAGCAGTTTCGCCTCACCAATAAAGTTCTTTCCATCAGCTTCCAGTTTAGTTATCATGTGCGATACCCTGTCAAGATTGACAGTAGGGCCTTCTGGATGACCCAGTTCCCCAAACGCACGACCTTCAGCAACAAATTCTTTGTTATAA